GGTTGCTAAAAAGATTGTGAATAAGTTTAATGAGAACAGAGCACGTCAGAATAGAAAGGTAGTGTGACTATGACTGAAAATAATGGAATCTATCCACTATTCACCCCGAATCAGAGACACGAAGATAGATGTAATGGGTGTCTCGAACCACAGTTCTGTGATTGTCTATGTGAGACTTGTAAAACATCACGAGAGAAATGGTTTTCTTCCGAAGAATATCGAAAATATCTCTCGGGCATAACAGACCCACGCGATTAGGTAGACATATGGAACAACAATGGCACCATTACACTATCGTGTTTGCTAATGGTAAGAAAATGCTTATTGACATTGTGAAGGACCAAGCGGAACGTCGTTCTGCTCAGTCAGCAGCGCGACAGTGGGCAATCTTGCATGGTACAGTGGTTGTGTCAGTTAAACGCACTAAATAGGAGAAAAGAAAAATGACTAAACAAGAACTATTCCAAGCTGCTAAGACTTACTTTGAGGAAATCGAACAGGACCGTAAGGCTCTAATTAAGATGTATCCTCAACTTGAGAAGAAAAAGTATCGAATGAGTGACGAGGGCAGAAAGAATATCTCGATGGGAATTAGAGCTTATCACAGGGATAAGAAAGCAGCGGAGAAGGATAATGGCAAAAAGTCGTAATCGTAGTCGTGATATTCGTAAGCGTGCTGCTAAGAAAAGGAAGAATCGAGACTATCAGACTCTTAAGTTAGCAAAGATTGCTGCTGAATCTAAAAGACTAATGGACTTGGGAGAAGAACTGAGGAAGAATAATGGAACAAGATAATCAGACTATTGGTGAGACAAATATCCAAGAATTCATTAAGGATATTAATGAAATTGTGGATATCCCTATGGGCGGTAAGAAGAATATAATCATGGATAGCCAGATTCTTACTGCTGTAATGAATTGTCCTCGCCTAACTGATTTTAGGTTTAACCTAAACTTACAATCATTATCAGGCAAGTCTAATTCATTAGAATGTGGTTCCATAGTTCACCGATATATGGAATCATATTATGGTGCAATAATTAAGGGTATCAGTAAAGAAAAAGCGTTTGGCTTCGCAATTACTGATGCCGAACTCTATATTCAGGGATGCCCTGATTGCACGGGGTTTGAATCTACGCCGGAACTAAAGAAACCTGCTTGCGGACACCGTGCGGGTGACTTTCCGGGAGTAAAGAATACTCCAAAGGATTCTGCCGATTATAAAACAGGTTGGCAGCATGTTCTCGAAACTTGTGATGAATATCACAGATTCTATATTAGTGACCATTGGGTTCCATTAGAAGTAGAAACTGTTAAAGGTGAGGTTCTCTATGAGGACGACGAGATTAGGGTTCTCTGGAAAGCCAAATTAGACCTTATTGCTGATACTAATCAGGGAATCTTTCCAATAGACCATAAGACGATGAAGCAGCGTAGGAATACTCTCTCATTGAATAATCAATTCATGGGACAGTGTATCCTGATGAGAACTCGTAATGTTTTCATCAATAAGATTGGGTTCCAGAAAACTCTGAAACCTGTCGATAAGTTTCTTCGCCCTCCTATTTCCTATTCGGCAGCAAGGCTGCTTGAATGGCAGGGTGAAACTCTACCATTTTACGCTAAACAACTTCTCATGTATGCTGAGATAGGTCATTATCCGCCACAGTTCGGACAATGTGAAGGTAAGTATGGAAATTGTCCCTTTACTGGTGTATGTGAATCTGACCCCGGTATGCGCGAAGAAGAAATGAAATTACACTTTACTGTTGGGCCGGTATGGAATCCGGTCAATGAGAATGAGGAAGACTAATATGGGCGATGAAGCCGATTATCTTATAGAACAAGGAATGTCTGATTGGGGAGAAGGTTTGGACAGAGATGGATATTGGAGACTTTTTGGAAATACCTCAACTACTCCCCGAACAATAATCTGTAAGTATTGTAAGCAATCTGGATTTTATTGGGAGACAACACCTAATGGATGGAGATTGTTTAATAGAGAAGGTATGCACTATTGCAAGGAGAAAGTAAATGAAAAGTAAAGCAGTTAATCATCTGCACCGATATAAGAAGAAGAATCTAGGTAGAGATGGTAAGGAGTTCTTCGTATATATGTGCACAAAACCAACTTGCACACACTATATTCGTTGTGACTTAGCTGATGGCAAGTTATGCGAATGTAATAAGTGTCATGAAACTATGATAATCACCAGAGCAATTTTAACAAAATCTAGTGGCAAGCCAATGACTCTACCTCATTGTCTTGGTTGCACTAAGAGAAGGAAGGAAACCAATGAAAAGGTTGCAGCAATTACGGAATTTCTGGGCGGAATTTAAACTACGTTTTAGTTCTATGAAAGAACCGTGGTTTTATGACAAAATGAGTGATGAATGGAGGAAGGAAAATCTAAATGCCAACACTTGATTCAGTTAAACTAGAAGCCCTGTTCTCTATGTTTAAGGGAGAGCCTGGAACTCGCAAGTCTACTGCTGCTCTGTCATATCCAACACCTCAGTATTGGATTTCGACAGACCAAAAAATGGAAGCTATGGTTCTTCCTGCTAAGCGTTGGGGAATTTCATCGAAAGATATTCACTTCGATGATTTCACTGACTGGGATAAGCCTAGAGCACAACTAGAAAAGATGCAAGTTAATTGTCCCTACAAGACTATCATTGTCGATTCAATCACATCTATCGGTGATGCTATGACTCGACAAGTTCGTAGAGCTAAGTCACAGGATAATACTGGTAAGAAAATTGGTAATATTCCTGTGAGTGGCTTTGAGGAATTTAATGCGGAGTCCTCAGCATTTCAGGAAATGATTGCATTACTGAAGGACATTAACAAGTTTCATAATGTCCATGTGATTCTTATCGCTCATATTCTTGGTGCTCGCAAGGATAATGATGCAAACAAACTCACTCATCACTCGCGCATCATTGTGACTGGTGCTGAGAAAATCTCCGCTAAGATTGCAGCTTATATGACGGAAGTGTATCACTTCAATATTCAAGCACAGTTTGAAGAAAAAAAGGAGGGTCAATATGGATTAATGACGGTGCACACTGGTAATGACTATGCCCGAACAGCATTACCACTACCTCAAGAAATCTTGTTCAATAGTGAGCCGTTGTATGAGAAATTCATTGCACCGGCCATCACTAAACTAACTAATGAAAAGCCAATAGAAAGGATACCAACACCAACATTCACTTCACCAACACCACTAACATCGTTCGTAAACCCAACAAAGTAGGAGTGCAGACCAATGCCAGTTATTAGCTTTAGTGACCGTGACCTGATGCGTGGAAAGATTGTCACCCCCGGCTGGTATAGGGTGAGAATCGAGAGTATTGGTGAGGCTCCCGCGAAACAGTCTGAGAAGGGGCCATCCACTAACTATCCTGTTGAAGCAACTATTCTGTTCAATGGTGATAATGGTGACGTGGAATTTAAGGCTGTTCCGCTGGACTGGAATTTCAATAGTAAGGCTATCGGCTTTGCTGTTGGATTCCTACAGTCTTTCGGCGTAGACGTTAAGGCTGGAACTCGCTTCGACCTTAAGTCTGCCGAAGGTAGGGAAGTCGATGTTTTCGTGGAGAATGATACGTGGCAGGGACGCTTGGTTAATCGAGTAAACCACAAGTATCGGACTCCTCGCCCTGAAGTTACGGCTATTAGCTAGTTTAACTAACTACCTGTCAACTGTGCAGCTAAACCTATAACCTGCACGGTAGCTGAAGACTATAGCTATGGCCCTGTGTTACCGGCTGCAAAACAGCAAAGGGACATATCATGAGTAGCTAGAGAGTGTCTGAAATGAATGTGTGGATAAAATGGCCCACACTGACAGGTGCATTTGAGGAGAAACAATGAGTATTTTTAATCAAATGATTCGTGGTGGTAATGAAGCTTATGCAACATCAGAACCATTATCTAAATCTATGAATAGTCTAGCTAAACCTCGCACATTCAAAGAGACTATTCAGGACCAGATTGCTTTTCACAAATCCAAGGTTGAAGATTTAGAGGCTTTAGTAAGGAGTCTAACTCCTGAAGTAGAACAATTCGTAGAAGCTATACAGAGATTAGGTTAATTAACTTAGTAACTAGTGGAGAATCACAATGCCAGAAGATACCAGACCAGAAGATGTAGACACTACAGATATGGATGCTGAATCCAAGTCTGCAGAAGTTCTTGATGAAGTAGACCCAGACGAGGAAACTGACCCTGAACCAAATGATGAAGATGACGAGAAATAGAGACCCATTAGAATAACCGGAAATGTATCCTATCAGTAGCTCCTTACTGATGACTAGCCGCATGGAGGCCAAAAGGTTATTCTGATGATAGGGCACCTATTCGACGTGCTTTTAGTCAGCTAACTATTAGACGTAAAATACTGAATAGGTGCCCGCCTTTTTTAATAACTATTAATAAGTGGAGAATATTATGGGTGATTTTGCTGATGATGGCGAAGCATACTTCATTCGCCACGGTCATGAAATGTTCGAGATTCCGGTTGAGGATAAGATGGAAACTACACCTGATGAAATTCGTGTAAAAGGTAAGATTATTAAAGTCTCTGAGGGTGGATGGGGCTTTATATCTTCAATAGATATCAAGTTCACTCGCATCTTCTTTCATTGGACTTCGCTGAAACAGGATACTCTTAAATTTACGGAACTTAAGAATGGAATGAAAGTAGAATTTACTCCTATTGAAGTAGAGGGTAAAGGATTTCGAGCTATCAAGATTGGCGTCATTCCACCTTCAACTGATGAAATAGTAGTCGAATGACTTTTAAGGACCGTTATACTAGTGAATCGACATGGCATGGCAAAGTTGCCGTAATGGAAATTTACCATCTCGCTATGTCACAGAGAGAAAAGAGCTGGACTATCACTAAAACTGCCGAACATTTTGAGTGCAGCATTGGATTAGTAAGTGAAAATCTGCGGCTTGCTTATGCGACACACACAGATGACAAGATTTTGAAATGTGAATCACGTCAATTAGCGTTAAAGAGGTTAAACGCGAGGAGATAGTATGGCTAAGTTAAATGCCGAACAACAGTTAGTAATTTCGAGATTTGCACTAAAATTTCCACTTCCTTCTAATAGTGTAACAGCATCACAGGAATGGACACATAAACTTTGTCAACAGTTAAAATTTTCTTTCCCTAATGGGGGATGGGGACATAAATCTGCGGGTCCGGGACGACCACATTCTAGTGATGTTATTGCAACGTATCCTCCCCTTGTAGGATGGGATATCATCCTTGATGCGGGAGGTACTAATCCAATTCTTACGCTTAATGCTGATTCTATGAACTTGTTTGACCAAATCTTTGAGGAAGTTGTGGCTGTCAATTTCTTAGGTGGAATTGTAGACCCACCACCTGCTATTGATATCAACGCCAAACTAGACTACATCATTCAGACGATGGAAAAGTATCACGGTGCGATGGAAAAGTATCACGGTGAAGAAATGGCTGCTATTACTGCACCACGTATTACTAGGATTGGATAATTATGTCAACAAAATGGGAACCCCAAGAAGATGAAGTATACCAAGCATGGGTCGATGCTATACTAGAAGAAGCCAGTGATGAACTAAACGAATGGGAAACTAAATTTATGGATAGTATTCAAATTAGATTAAATTTTAGAAATTCATTAACTGAGGAACAAGCAAAGAAACTTGAATCTATTTACGCGGAGAGAACGAAGTAAAATGATATACGTTCCTGGGCATGGCTCAATAGGAGCTAAACTCTTTATATTGGGTGAAGCTCCATCTTTTCAAGAGACAGCCGCAGGTATGCCATTTGTAGGAGCATCAGGAAAAGAACTAGACCGACTATTGTTTGATGCTGGTATTCATCGAAGTAACTGCTGGTTGTCGAATGTATGTAAGTATGAGGTTCCTCCTAACTCTCTAGGTAAGAAGATACCATTCGCTATTCGGGCTAGGAACGCGGGTATTAACATGGAGGAACAACTCCATGAACTGCAAGAAGAAGTTAACCAGATTAAGCCTAACTGTATACTCGCGTTCGGTTCTACTGGATTATGGGCACTATCGGGAAAGACGAAAATTGGACACTATCGCGGTTCTATCATGCACGGGATGGGAGTTAAGTTTGTTCCAACATACCATCCCGCGCATCTCTTACATCAGTTATCAGGCGGAGAGTTCAAAGGATATTGGAATCGACAGATAATGATATTCGATTTCAAAAGAGCCTTATATCAATCTAAATTTCCCGAGTTAGTCCTTCCGAGTCGAACCCTTGAAATTTGTCGAAACTCAGCACAACTAGCAGAGTTTCGCGATAGATACAAAGACAAGTCTCGTATGGCCGTGGATATTGAGGCTAATGGAACTTGTATACCTGTCTGTATGGGATTATCTCTAGCTAAACATCATGGAATGACTGTTCCTTTATGGAACTGTGATGGAATATCAAACATTCCAGACAGTGATATGGTCCAAATGTGGATTCTCCTAGCGGAGATGTTATATGAAAAAGACATTGTTGGACAAAACTTCAATTACGATAGAGATAAAATCAAACGACTCGGATTTGTTATTCGACACTTGGCATCAGATACGATGCTCAAAGCTCACGCGCTTAATCCTGAACTTCCCAAAAACCTCGCTTTCAACACTAGTTTATTTACCGAAGAACCCTTCTATAAAGATGAAGGAATGTATAAAGGTAGTATATCTGACCTCCTTACGGGATGTGCTAGGGATGCCTGTGTTACCCTCGAAGTAGATGAGAATATGGATGCAGACCTAGATGAAATAGGTCAACGTCCATTCTTTGAAAATTTCTTAATGAAGTTGCCTGAACTATATTGGGGTATAGAAAATCAGGGTATGAAAATAGACTCTGTTAAGCGTGATTCATTAGTTCGCAAGTATATAGAATGGGATGAGAGGATTAGATATGATTTATTCAAACTAGTAGGGACTGAAGTTAATGTAAATTCTCATACGCAAGTTGCTATCTTACTTTGGGATAATCTTGGCCTTCCCAGAAAGGTAACTACAGGTGAAGAAGATATTACTGCTTTGCTTAACAGTCCAACTGCTGTCAAAAAACCAGAACATCGAAAAATATGTGAACTTATACTTGAGGGAAGAAGGGTCAGGAAAAGTATATCTACTTACCTCATGGCCCTACCCGATTACGATGGACGTATGCGAACTACATATTTTCCATGCCTCGATACAGGTAGAACTAGCACCAGTCAACAAGACCCACCTATCAGACCAACTGTAGAAGTAATGGATGAGAATGGTAAGAAGAAAATTAAAGTTCTAGGCACCGCATTTCAGACCATGACTAAGCATGGAGATATTGGTGCTGATATTCGAGGGATGTATATTCCTGATTCAGATGAGGAAGAATTTGTACAAGCGGATTCATCACAGGCAGAAGCGCGAGTAGTTGCATTACTGTCTAATGATGAAGAAACACTGAGGATGTATGATGAACACGATATTCATGCTCTTACTGCTTCTTGGTTTTTTGGTGGTAACGAATCTGATTATTCTAAAAAAATACTTGGTTACGAGCATCCTATTAGATTCGCTGGTAAGACTCTTAGACACGCAGGGCACCTCGGCGCAGGAAAGCGTCGAGCATCTATTGAACTCAACACTCAAGCACGAAAGTATAAGATACCTATTACAATTTCGGAAGCGATTGCAGAGCGCGCACTTAAAATCTTCCACCTTAAATCTCCTCGCGTTCAGGCAGTATTCCAAGCAGAGGTCATCGAAGCCTTAAAGCGTAATAGACAATTAGTAGCTCCTTTACCATATGGTATAGATGCTCCAATGGGGGGAAAGAGAACCTTTTATGAGAGATTCGGAGAAGACCTATTTAGACAAGGATTCGCTTATATTCCTCAACGTGCTGTATCAGATAGCACTAAGGCAGCAGCTTTACGCATTCGTCAGCGTATACCAGAAATCAAGATTGTGATGGAGGCACATGACGCTTTACTATTCAGTATACCTATTTCTAAGAAAGATGAGTGGATTCCTATCATAAGAAAGGAGATGGAAAGACCAATAGATTTTTCACATTGCACATTACGGAGACATCTATTGAGGATTCCGTGTGATATTGAAGTGGGTAAGAACTATATGGACCTAAAGAAATTTAGGAATGCCACTATAGTTTCTGAACCATTCAATACATTACCACAAGTTCCTAAGTCTATTACTGAACAATTCATGGAGGCACAAAATGGCTGACAAATTTCAAATCACTATGGCGTGTTATGACAGTGCAGGAAATGTTAAAACTATAGAACAGGTAGAGGGTGAAACTCTTATTCATGTTCTATCACTTATACCAACTATGGTCTATGAGGCTATGTATAATCTAGAACGATACAAGAAGGTAGAGGAGGTTGATGCCTATGACCTCCCATTATAAAGTGCTTTATTACCACTTTAGTCCAGAGGAAATCTATGCTATATATAAGTTAATTCTCTATATAGGCTGGATTCCTCGTAATGATGACAAGGTTACGGATGCTATAAACCATATATGTAAAATAGTGGAATCAGATGGCATGGCTACAAGAGATAATCAAACAACATGAAGAACTGGAATCACCAGTTTCCTTTTGGTATTGGAGTGCTATAGCAGCTCTTTCAGCGATATTAAAAGACCAAGTATGGCTTAACAGGCAAATCTATAATCTATATCCTAATATCTATGTCATGCTCCATGCCGAAAGTGGACTTAAAAAGGGTCCGCCTATTAGCATGGCTAGACAGTTAGTGAAGCCTGTTAATAACACGCGAATTATTAGTGGTCGGTCCTCTATTCAGGGTATTCTAAAAGATTTAGGAACAGCCTTCACTCAGCCCGGAGGTAAAGTAATAAGTAAGTCTGTAGCGTTCATATGTTCCTCTGAGTTATCATCCTCAATAGTAGAGGATAGAGTAGCCACGAAGATTCTAACTGACTTATATGACCGTCAGTATAACGTAGGTGAATGGCGTAGTCTATTGAAGATGGAATCGTTCGAGTTAAAAGACCCGACCATTACTATGCTTACAGCTACTAATGAGGCTATGTCAGAAGATTTCTTTACTCGTTCAGCTATTCAAGGAGGTTACTTTGCACGAACTTTCATTGTTTATGAAAAAGAATCTAGCGTCTCTAATAGCCTCATATATCCTCTTTCTAATCCTCCTAACTACACTAATTCTGCTGATTATCTTAAGGTGGTAGCGAAACTTAATGGAGAGTTTCATGCTATAGCTCAGAATGATAGAACAGATGAGTATAGATGGAAGAAAACAAAACATGGAAGGGAAGTTTGGTTTAATGAAGTAGGAATTATATATGATGATTGGTATGAAAACTTTAAGGAATTAATAAAGAGTTCGGAGAGAGATGAGACAGGCACACTAAATAGGTTCGGTGATAGTGTATTAAAAGTAGCTATGCTGCTATCCCTCGCACAAGAACCGACACTAATTCTAAAGAAAGAAGCCATGCTTGAAGCAATAGTTGAATCTGAGAAGTTACTTGGTAACGTCAGAAAAACTACGATGGGTAAGCATGGTATCAGTCAGTCCGCTATACTAAAGACAATGATTATCATGGAACTGCTTAACCGAGATAATCATCAAGTTACTAGAGTAGTTCTAATGAAGAAAATGTGGCAACATTATGAGAACGCTCAAGAGTTTGATGATATCATGCAATCGTTCGATGCCTCGGGTATGATTAATACGAATAGCGTAGGTAATCAAATTCTTTACACCATGCCATCGAATCAAGTCGAAGAATTAAAGGTCTATATGGCCGGAAAGCAAAAGAGGTAATTATGACTACATTCTGTCAATTACTAGGAGAGGCATTAGAATTACACACGAAGAAAAGTCACGATTACGCATCAGATAGTAATCCCTGTGGAAACTATCATTTCGCGGGTATGTTGTCGAAACTATTTAATGATGCCGATGATGCAGGATTCGTAGGTAGGATGGGAGAGAAACTTTACCGCCTCGCCAATCTGGAGAATAACGGTAAAGTTCCTCTCAATGAGACAGTTGAAGATACAGAGATTGACCTAGTAGTAATTATGGCCCTCTGGATGGCTGACCGTAGGGACCGTAGAGAACGCGCTAAAATGATTTAGATGTATTCTTACCTCCAAATTGGTAATCAAATTTATCGAGTCCCAAGAACGGAGTAAGTACAGGTTTCACAGGCTCACCAGTATATGTCTGTGAACCTCCTCCAACTCCTGAGAATGGAATAACTAAAGGAATCAACTCAGGATGTTCCTGTGCCAACTGTGCTATGTCACCTGTCATCATTGGAACATATAGCTGCATAATCCTATCCATCATATAGACTGGTTTACGTTCATTAACAGCACCAATATCCCAGAACAGTTTAGCAGTTGGATGGAATTTCTGAGCAGCGAAATCGACCATTGTAGATGTTCTAGTCGGTGGATTAAATCCCTCTCCAAAGGGTCTAGATTTTCCAGATATGGAAGAAGCATACTGACCCCCACCTGTTCCTGCAAATCCAGTCATCATATCCAATGGAACAATACCAGTATTGGTGGGTTCAATAGGTAGTTTCATCCAATCAGGTCTCATTCGACTACCCAATACAAGATACTGCTGGAATCCCGCACCAGGGTCTAGTCTCGTATCTCCAAATTTAATCTTTCCGAAATCTGGATTATTAGGGTCTGTTACTACTTCAGCACCAGCCATCTTACCTAGCTGTGCAATTCCCCACCAAGCCCCAATAGTTCTTAGCATGGCATAAGTATATTGTTTCCTAACCATAGGATTAGCCATGATATAGGTAGAAGGATTCAGCATCCTAATTCTAGATGCTATCAGTCTAGGACTGAAGAATACGTCGGCTACTTTCTGTGCGTGTTGTTCCAAACTATACTGATGACTACCAATTCCTGTCTTTAGTGTTCCTGTGCCTGTAGTGTCATTCAAGAATTCAGCGACTTCCTTAGCCCATGGAATATTTAGAGTCAGGTCTAGTTTAGGGTCTTTATGAGCAGCAGCGAGAGCCTTACCATCTTTAACAAAGGCTTCAAGTTCATTATATTTCAAGTCATTCAGAAATCCCGCGAAAGCTCTATTACTTGCGGCAACATATCTACCTACACCAAGAGGAAGTCTCTCAGCCAACTGTGATTTAATACCTTGTAGTCTAGCACCCTTAACATCCTTCAAATCTATCATTCGTATGCCGACTGTCTTTGCAAATGATGGAGCCTTAGTTCCATCCTCATTAGTTCTTCCCCTAAATAGTGGACTATCCTCAATTCGTTTCTGTCTAGCTTCATACCACTCTTTATCCCCAAAGGATTGAGCAGCAGTTTTCCATGCCTTAAACCAGTTAGTTGTTCCTACCCAGGGCATAGCCTGTCTAAATGCAGCAGACGTAATGAATGGTGGGTCTACTGACATTAGACCACGCGAAAGGTCATATATTTCCCGAGGTAATCCTACTTCAGTATTTTTCGGTGTTTTCTCTTTAGGAATAGGTAGAACATCAGATTCGAGAAGTGGAGTTTGACCAGGAGCCTGGGATTTTTGGAATCTCGGATTACCCTGGGCATTATCACCTAGATATCTATATCCTTCATCATATAGTTTCTTAAGAGTTACTGGAGTAAGTTTACCAGTTTCAACTACGACAACTCGTTCTCCACTTGGTTTAGAACTCCCAATAGTTCGTTTCTGTCCTCTACCGGCAGAGACATCGCTTCCTGCTTCTGCAAAGAGAACATTCTTTTCAACTCCTGTTCTCCCAAACGCTGTTTCACTTGACTGAAGTATGTCAATAATTTCCTGAGGATATCCGCCTCCTGAGTTGATGACCTTTTCAAATTGTTTTCTGGCATAAAGTTGCCTCTCTAAATCAAATTTTGTATAGGTATCAGCGAAGGCAGCAGTATAATACTTACCCTCACTACGTTCAAGCATATGTGTTGTTTCGTGCATTATAACATGAACAAACGAATCAGCCGCTTCTCTAGGAGTTTTCGCACTTCTTAGAATTGAAATAGGATTCAGGAATATTCCAAATTTATTATGAGCATCAGGATTTCTGACGTTCACACCCCTGAGTCCTTCTTCCAAAACAAATCCGGTATTAGAAATTTCTCCTGATATACCTACTGTTCTTTTAATCTCATTTGCTAGTCCTTTAATAATCTTAGCTATATCACCCATAGCACGACTATTAGCAATTACTCCCAATTCTTCTGGAGTAAATTTACTTTGAGTATCAATAAGAGCAAATTTCTCTCCAGATTTAGGAACTAACTGGTCGAACATTTTACCTAGTTCTTGTTCTCTTTCCTTAGCAGCTTTATCATAAAGAGTTTTCTGAACTAAATCCCTAACTTTAGTGCTTGTACTCCATTTCATACTTTCACGAGTAGGAGTAGTTAATGGATAATCAGGATGAGTTCCCTTAACCGTAGGATTAATCTCAACTACAACTCTATCTGGAACTCTAGCTTTACGGTCAAAATATAGAGTTTCAGTTCCTTGGAACATACCTCGGCTTATTAATGCCGCTTCTATCTTATTAGTCTCGGCCATTATATGACTATCTGGAACACTTACTTTAAATGTAGCACCTTTACTTTCTCCTTCTCCTAGAATTCTACCCGGAGTAACAATTCCAGATTGAGCTTTCATTTTTCTTTCGTTATAAAGAAGTTCTTCTCCAGTTTTAGTATGTAGTGTTCCTTCTTGAATACGAAGATTAGTAGGTAGTTTAGAGTGTTTTTCTAAGTTTGTTAGATAATTCCTAAACCCATCCCATTGTTCATCTTTACCAACAAATAGCATAGTTTTTGTGCCAGTTGGAGTTCCTTCTGGAACAATTTCGGAGTTAATTTTAATTTTATTAGTCATTACTTCTTCAGGAATAGCTTCAAAACTATGCTTATAAAGCTGTCCATCAGCTTCACGAACTGTAGTTTCTAATACGAATTTCTCACCTTTAGTCAAATAAGCAACTTTACCCACACCAAGTTCACCGATAGTTTCTACAGCTCCACCACGTTTACCTGAACCAGTTAGGTCTAAATAATCAGTTTTAAGTTGCTGTAGAGTCATACCCGGACCATTATCAATGACTCCAAGTCTATTAGCTTTATTATTATAATTAATAATAACTTCTCCCCCTGGTTGTTTTGCGGTAGCATCAATAGCGTTCTGGAGAAGTTCTTTACCTGCTACATGTGGGGTCGAACCAGCTATAGTTCCTCGAAAGATTTCAATTAAATCTCTCAATCCACCTTCAGGAACACC